AGCCCATGATTTCAAGGTGCTTGACTGCCTTCTTAGCGTGTCCCATGCCCCTTAGTTCGGTAGCAGATACGCCAAACTTCCCAAGTTCGCCGCCGCCCAGGATCGTCTTCATTACCTCGGGCATCGCCTTGGTGTTTGTGGCAATTTGCTTGAGGTATTCGATTTGCTGGGATGCCGCTGAAGCTGGTTTATCGTCTTCGGCTTTCTTGGCTTTCGCGTCGGCATCGGCTTTTGCTTTCACTTCTGCTTCGGCTTTTTGCCTAGCTAAATGATCTGCAAACCCTGCCGCGTTTTCTGCTTGAGCCTTATCAAACGTTGCCTTGTTGTATGGATCATCTCGCATCGGCTCATAAACCTCTGAGGCATACGCCGCGCTTCCTAGCTTCTTCAGCCAGCCAAACGGGGTGTAATTGTCTACAAAATTGGAAAGTGATTTTAACGAATCAACGACCACCGGAAGCGATTCAACCAATTCATAGATTGCGCTTGAGAATTCCTTTACTTTTCCAGCAGGATCGCCATCCGTAAGTTTAAGAGTCAGGTTTGCGACCGATTCGCCAAGCATGGAGAAATACCCGTCTTCAACAAGTTTGCTCATGGCCGCACCAACCTGATCCAAGACAGGAATAAAGGAGGAGTTTAAGGATTGCCCAAACTGAATCGTGGCAAATTTTAACGAGTCATTAAAGTTATCAAGTGAGTTCTGAGCGCCGCCAGCAATTTTTGGCAACTTCTCCATCTCTTCAATAATCGCGGTAATGACTTCAGCTGAACCAATCTTCATCTTGGCTAATTGCCCACCGTCAGCAGTACCAAATCGATCAGTAACCATGCGAGTCGCTGCGATCCCCGCGTCATTGAGTTGCATCAACTCTTCTCCGCTGAGCTGTGGCTTGCTTGCCATCTGCGTAAAGGCTCGCATGATGCTTTCGAACGTTTGCACCGATCCCCCCGCAAAAGCATTCGCATTTCCAGCGGCTTTGATTAGTCGCTCTGAATCAGCCTCACTAAATTTATTCATGCGAAGCCCCACGTAACCTTTTGCCGCTTCCTCGAGCCCGATTCCCGGCATCTTCGCAATTTCCTTCAGCTTCTTCATGGCGTCGGTAGCACCTTTTGCGCTACCTTCAACGGCTTTTAGGGAGGTTTGCAGGCTTTCAAATGCCGCTCCTTCCTTCATAGCCGCATAAGCACCAGCAGCGGCGACCCCAAAAGCAGCAATCCCGACTGCCGCAAATTGGCCTGCGGCTTGAATCTGCTGGAAAGTCCCGCTGATGGCTTTCATCGGACCATCTAGCCCAGATGTTGCCGCCTGAACTCGTTTGGCAGTTGCAGAAAACTCGTCCTTTAAGACGATCTTTGTTTCTAAAATATCGGTGATTGCCATTATCTCAAAGCCCTTCCAACCAAACTTGAAACTCCTATTGCTGTCCTGTCTTCGTACTCCACAACCTCAAGCGCAATCAGGGAGTGTACGTATTCCTCCCAGGTCATTCCGAACCGCTGAACATCGGATTCTCTGCTTCCTGCGGCTCTAATTCCTGCAACGATGAATCTGTGGAGCTGTCCGTCATCGATTTTTTTTTAGCTTCTTCGATTGCGGCCTTAATGAACTGAGTGTAAACCGTCTTCTGTCCATCGCTCCACTGCCAATCAATGTTCTGGAATAGGTCTGGAGCGCGGAGGAACTCGATTGCCTCCACTGGGGTCATGGATTCCTCGCCAGTGCTTGACTTGATGAAGGTTTGCGCCCAGAACCATGCCTTTTTAATCATGTCCTGGCAGGCTTCCGGATCTTGTCCGAAACCTTCCACCATCTTCTTAACGCGGTCAGTAGCAGCCCACTTTACGGCATCTTTTTCCCATGCCTGCTTCTGGCTGATGCTCTGAATGCCCTTGAAAGTCCAGGTTTGGAACCCAGACTCTTGAGAGGCATCCGGGAACGTCACGTCAAACGTCTCGGGTGGTGCGTACTGCTGGAGTAGTGCGCCAAATTTGCTCATTCAGCCGCCTTTTCTTCGTCCTTCGTTTCTTCCTTGGGCTTAACCCCTGAAACGATTGAGCGATTAGGGAAACCACCGACGCCCTTGTTTTTCGCGTCCTTTGCGGTCGCCATGTCTTTATTCTTTGCGTTTGCTTGGTCTTCCATATCGTTTTCTTAAACTGTCGCCGCCCAGGTGATAGCCCCACGGTTCAAGAGAACCCCGGAAAGCCGAGTGAGTGCGCCGTCTGACGCTGTTACCGTCATGCTTTGAATGATTGCTTCGTCTAGCGTGTAGACTCCAGCCCCGGTATCCACTTCTGCTGTAAATAGCGAGTTCGCTTCTGTGCCTGTGAGCGCGCGCCCAAATAGTGTGGAAGTGCTTGGGGATGTTGGAGCACCGTTACCGACTAATTCAAATGGAACCGTAGTAATCGCACCAGCCGCATTAACTAGGTTTGCGCTGATAAGCTGCATTTCCATCGTCAGCCGGTCTGCCCCAAAGTTAATATCTGTGCTTACTGCTCGGTTTGCCGCAGTACCTGAATTGATGTTGGTGATAAGTTCATATTGCGATGAACTAAAAGGAACAAAAGCCGTTCCTGATGTTCGAATCTCGGAGCCTCCAACATAGTTCGGATATTGCCATCGGTCCCTCATTCCAGACCCATCTGATGTGCCGTTTGTAAAACTGATTGTGAAGTCCCGAATATCAGCAAGCAAGTCCATTGATTCCAAAGTGAACAAGCTGACATTGAGGTTCGTAGTTCTTGCGCCGCCGGTGGTGTTGTCAAGCAAAAGCTCAAACGGCATGGAAACCGCGCCCTTGACTTCGACGTGCTTGGCGTACCGATCAGATCCACCTCTTCCGTCTACCGTTGTGATGGACGTATTGAGCGCGATAGACTGCCAATCCGTCAGATAGGAATTGCCATCAATATCTAGCGTCGCCAGGGTTAAGTCGGTATGCCGTACAGCCATGCCCACAAATACACGCTGGACTTAATAGCGTTTCTTTGCCAGAGACATGCGAATACCTTTGAGCCTTGCACGCCATCTGCGCTCGATTTCGCCCATAGCGCCGCCCATCTTGCGACCACCAAAAGCACCCCGGCGAATCATCTTGCGAGTCCCAAATGGCGAAAGTTGGTACTTGGCGTAAGGAGCATTTGATCCAAGGTAATACGTATTTGGTTGCCGTTTTTGCAGGTAGATTCCTTTGCGGAGTCTTCCGGTGTGCGCGTTGATAGGCAGTGGACTCTTTGCCCGTCTTTGCCCTTTGCCGCCGCTGTTTGGCGCGCCGCCACGCGCATAGGGTCTGGTTTTCTTAATCGTAGCAAGCGGAGTCGTACCGCTCATAAGGTCGCGCAGATCCCGCTCGGCCTGCGACGCCGATTCCTCAAAGAGTTTCTTGGCATCGCCCTTCATGTTCGCAAACATTCTGGTCTGCGCGATATAGAGCGACGCCGCGCTGTTATGTTTCCTAGCCACGCGCCCGCTCCACCCTGAACGTAAATTCCATTTCCACGCGCAGATGAAGATCGCCTGAACCGTCCTGAAGTCCTGTGTGGTCTACGTGCCTGGACATGGAGCAATGCGGTTGCATCCCGTGAGTGCCGTAAGTTGCACCAGCTTCGACAAGTGCCACCAGCGCGTTGATCTTGGTAAAAGCCTGATCCATCACGCTAGACCCCGCGCCAGGAGAGGCAAACGTTCCTTCCACGCGCACAACGAACTCCGAGCCAAGAGTGCGCCCCGAGTTAAAAGCCGTTTGATCCGAACTTGAAATATCAGACACGGAAATGACCGCGTGAGGTCCTGTTACTTCCGTTTCGGGTTGCCCCTTGTAAACTACCGAGGAGTTTAGCGTCCAAGCCGATGCAATATCGGTGCGGAGTTGGTCCACAATCGCCATAAAAGGAGTTGAATAAGCCATAACTAAGCCCTGTTAAGCACCACCGAGCAATGAGAAGCCGTTCGGAATACATCAAACGTTTCAGCAGGCTTAACTACGATGTAATCCGCACCGCCATAGGTGAATTTGGCGCTCATCACCCACCGGGACGCGCCCGACGCGGCAGTAATGACGAGGTACGGACGGTCTGTTTCAACTCCGTACTGCTCAAAAGCCGCTGAAGATGAAAGCGGAGTGATTTGGACAATCTCCGTAGTCGGTGATCCAAAAGTAATTCCAGCGGTTGCAGATCCCGTCGGCTGCCTAAGTGTCCCCGATTGCGATAGCCTCAAAAGACCACCTTCCTTCGGTATTTAGCGCAAACACGCTCAAAGTTTCGCCGGTACGCGCTCGCCTTATGCCCTTCGCCAGTGAATCCACCCTCGGGAGTGGCATAACTCACAGTAACCGGACCCTGCTTAAGGCTTGAAACCGTGCCGCCATCGCTCGTGGAAACCGCAATCTCGGCATTGAACGCGAACGCATAAGCCGCCCTTTGCATCACCGCAAGCCATGCATCGGCTGGAATCTCCGTGGAATACCCACGTTTGCCCACAATCCGTATCGTGCCAGGGCTCCGAATCCCCTTGAAATAGATCACCTCGTAAGGATTGCCGAGTTCAGGCATCAGGTAATAGTCCGTTTCAGCCGTGAGCAATGTGCCGTCATCGTCGGAAGTGCCTCCAACGTAGACGCTGGTGATCTCGGTGTACCCATAAGGAAGCGCAAAGCAGTACCCAGTCGTGCTTGCTGGGGTGTACAGCATATTGCTTGCGGTGCCTTCCGTGAGGAATGGGAGGTAGCCGGTCATGCGCTCAAATTCGTTGCGAGCCGTGTTTAACTCGCTATCCGCATCAAGGAAATCGTTTGTTGTATCAACAAAATCCCCAAGTTCAGTCGCGCTCGGCCACGCCGTATATCCCATGCTCACAAATACACTAAAAAGCCCCCGGCGAACCGGAGGCTTCTAGGTAACTACGCGCCTTGTTTAGACTACAACAGTAGCTTCAACAGTTGCGGAATCATGCACAGGTGGCAAGTCAGCACCAGCACCAAGAACAGCAATCAAGCTATCCACAGTGAGGTTTGCAGTGCCGCGATCAATGACGATCCGTGCGTATCGGTAGGATGGGCTTAGTGCCGAAACTTCAATACCAATGAGCTTGTTGTCATCAGCTGAAGTAGTTGAGTTATAAGCCGCGCCTGTGATGTCGGTCCAGTTGTTTGTACCGTCTACGCTACCCTGGAGCTTGAGAGCCAAGGTTCCAGTGTCAACAATCGCACCAAGAGCGAGAACGAACGCAACTGATCGGTATCCGAAGACATCGACAGCAGCGGAGTTGACATCAGTAGTGCCAGCAGACAGGACGAATGTGGACGCGGAGGTGCCGTCTGGAGCAACTCGTACCAGTTTGTAATTATTCAGGAAGTCTTTCATTTTCGTTTTTCCTTATTGGCACTTGAGAGCGCGGAGGTAGTGTGGCCGAATGACATCACAACCGAACCGGGTTCGTCCAACAAAGCGAGTCTTAGCATCCTTTGCTTGGCTCACTTCGTCGATCAAGACCGACATAATTGCGGATTCAGCGAGAAGCACACCAGACAGATCACCGAAGATCACTGGGAACGTGCCATTACCGATGCTCGGCATATGCGCGCTCGTTACGACTCGGTAGCCGTAGATGGTGTCAAGAACAGGCTCGGTGCCACCGTTGCCAACGCCGCCGCGCCGGAAGATTGGTTGCCCGTCAAGCCCGACCATTGTTGCAACGGTCTTAAGTCCGCTCGCACGGTTCATAAGCCATACCGCGTTATCTGCGTACTGCTCAGGAAGCGTGAGGCTTAGCCCAACAATATCATCAAAATCGAAGCTATCGTTGAGCGTAGATGTAACGGAAGTAATACCGCCGGTTGCATCAATCGTGGTAGTTAAACCAGTTGGACCAGTTGGGTTGCCAGGACCTGCAATGACGTGGTACGCCTTGTTTTGTCGGTCGGAGTCCATCAACTCGCCAACGAGCCAAGAAGCCGCGTTAGGCACGTCTTCGAGGAAGGACTTTGGAACGTCAGTGTAACCTACGGAATCGTAGATATTGATGTTCTTTTGACCGAACGCTGGAGTTGAGATTTCAGCCCCTGCGCCTTCTGAAACAATAGTCATCCGAATGGAGTTCGGGTAAATATCGCTTGCAGAATATGGGGTTGTCGGGTAGCTTACTTGGCGAGAAGTTGCTTCCAGCCGTGTTACAAAGTTCAAAACATTTGTCGGAGCGTGTCGCTTTGACAAAATTTCGTTTTGAATCTGAGTAGGAACAAGGAAGCCACCGTCGGCGTCATTCATGCCGCTAAGAGACTTGAGAGCCGCTGGGGATGCGTTTCTAAGACCCTTTCGGATTACTTCTTCAAACGCGCCACGGTATTCAGCAGTGCCGATCCTTTTTGCTTGCGCAGCAGTGATATCGCCGCCCTTGAATTCCAGTCGTCCGTCTTCGGTCCATTCCGCTTCGTCAGTCTTGAGCATTTGTGCGCCCGAACCGACAAGGGAAGTCGCGCTGTTTGCGCCGTTGATAAGAGCCAATTTTTCGTTGACTGTGTTAAGCTCATTGGTCGCAGTCTTCAGAGCTTCGAAATCAATGGATTCCTCTTTCTGAATGGCTTCGACTTTTGCCTTGAGCTCAAGTTGAGACTTAAAAAGTTCTTGCTTGTTCATGGTTTTAGTTCAAAAGTGCCGCCTGCGCTAGTGCCAAAGCCGCCGCATCGCGAATAGCTTTTTCGTCGATCGGTTCAGCGTCTGGAACTGGGTCAGATGGCGTGAGGTCGTGGCCTTCCAGAATCTCGTTCAGAACCTCGCGGATCTCGGCAAGGTCCTTCAGCCGATCAGCTGAAACCTTCTTGCCTTCCGATTCACGGGTTGCCTTGAGTTCTGTGAGGCGAGTGGCGACTGCTCGAACGGCACCATGAGCCGAAGCGAGTTGATCTGCCAAAGTCGCACCAGGAGCGTCTTTCGCGGAAAGTGTTTGAGTGAGCGGATTAGAGCCGCGCAGTACCGGGGACCATTCAACAAGGTCCACTTTGGTAACGTGGTATTCGTCACCGTCCATGTCGTGACCGAGTTCGAAGTAACCAACCGAGTATTCAGTGACGACGCCTTCCTTAATCAGCTCAAAAGCCTCGCGGCCTTTTTGGATACTAAGAAGGAATTGAGCTTTCACGTACAATCCGCCATATTCGCGGATCGCTTCCGGGAGCATAGGATCACCAGCAGAGAGTTCTCTCACTTCCAGCGTCTTAGCAATTGGTTCGTCCCATTTGTGCATCCAGCAGCCGATTGGGGACTTCTCACGGATAGAATCCGAGTAGCAACCGAGGCGCATAATTTCCCCGTGGCTATCCTTCACGCCGAAAACCGACGGGAATAGCTCGACAATGCCCTTCGTGTCATCCACGACTTTCAAAGCCACACAGGTGGAACTCTTGCGAATCAGTTCGCTCATGTCCACAGATACACGCGCACAAAAAATGCCCCACGGTTTCCCGTGAGGCTATGAGTTGGCTATCTTTGGAGAGTTTTGGTTAAAAGACTATGTGAACGGCTCAAAGCCCTGACGCCCGTCGCTTCGAATCAGCGTGCAGTTGCACCCCATCTTGCAGATCGTGGAGCAATCGCCAGGAAACGAGGGGAGCTCGTCCGCTTGCCAAGGGCTGAGGCTCGCAAAGTCTATGCAGTCCTGGCAGTGCTCAGAGTTGCCCAGCTTCCAGTTAAAACTGAACGGTGCGCTCTCAGGATCAGTCACAAAGGACTCATTGGCAGTGCCGCGTAGCTTCAGAGCGTAGGCATTTGCCCTCGTGAGCATCGCGCCCTGGTTCCATTCCTCACCGTCAAAGTATCGACCGTTCAGAATATCATCGCGCCACCGTGCAAGGTACTCCGAGTCAATATCAGCCGCAATCCTTCCGGCTTGCAGGTCTGCATCGCTCATCGGGATCTTGGAACCGGCGCGGACACGCCCGAGATACCATGCCCTGCTATGCTCGTCGGCTAAAACGTCGTAAGCGGCATCCGCAAAGCCCTGCGCGTCCAAATCTCCCGCCATGACGCGCTCGGCAAGAGCCTTCATGGTTGCGGACATTCGACGGAAGACAGGTCCTAACGACTTCGGAACCTCAAACCCAGCCGGCAGTTCTTTTCGGTGCGGTAAATGGGCTTTGTAAGCCAAGGTTCTAGGATAATGACGGCCTGGAGTATTGGAATACTCGTGCATCTTGGGAGTTTCCTCGTCGAATTCCTCAAATTTCAGTTCTATCATTAGCCCTGTGGGTTATAGCCTCAATGTGACGCGCTTTTGCAAGCTGAATCTGTGATTGGCTGGTTAAATCGTAGAAAAACCCGTCATTTTCAGCAGGCTCAAAGTCCATCGCCTTCCGCGCTTCGTTGAGCATGATGATTCCAGACTGAAATAGCCCCGAGATGCGGGTTGCCATCTGGTCCAAATCATCCTGCAAGGCATCCACACGCCTTCGGTCGTACCCGAGATAATACAGCGGATCGGGCAGAAACTCGGTCAGAAGTTCGCTCGTGAGCTGACGAGAAATACGGTCCCCGAACGGGATCAGAAAGTTATCCCACGCCACACGGACCAAGGTCTTAACGTTGTTGTAGGTGCTAACGTCGAGGCCACTCGCAAGCTGGAG